GTTCCTGGCACGTGGCCTGTGTTTGATGCATGCTGCGTTGCCCAACTAGGAGACACCTATGGAAGACTCGAACGATATGATTGTCCCGTCTGCGACGAAACAGACGATACACTATTCGAACGGCTCCACGGTGTCTGAGACCACCACTACCCTACACCTTTCCTCTTTCAGGAATAGGTGGTGGATGAGAAGCGGCCATAAGCCGCCTTATGTCCAGACCCTTGACTACACGGTTTACCGTGGCAGGCAAACGGTTATGGGTGGTGGGTATTACAGTTGGGGACCAACCGAATCCTCGGCTGATTGGTGGGAGGTGCACTTCGCACCTCACCTAGTTGACCTCTATGGTCTGATTGCTTCCTGTGGTGCCGACGATGCTGACTCGTATTATTACCGGCAGAACGCCGTTAATGAGCTCATCTTGAAGGCAGGGCAATCGCAGTTCCAGCTCCCGGTTTTTCTCGCGGAGTTTGGAAAGACTATAGACTTTGTGTACGACCTCGCCAAGCGTGCACAGGCAGCCCGCCGCTATATCCGAAATCTTCCTCGGATGTTTTATAGCGACCTGTCTGTCAGGCGGAACGTTGCACAATTCTACGGGCGGAATGTAGAGGATGTTATTGATCTACTTTCCGAGGCGTGGCTTGTGTGGCGTTACTGTCTTCTTACTGGCCTGATGGATGCCGAAGACATGGGTGAAACTGCCGCCCACCTCCATCAGCTAACCCCTGGGCGCGTCGACCGGATTTCAAGAAATCCCCGGTCGCGTTCCGGCCCTGCTTCATCCGTTAACTTTGACTCCCTCCTCTACCTTCCAGGTACCCCTACGGGTATCGTTTCAGGGAAGGCACGTTGGACGTCTCGGGTGAATGCGTGGGCCACAATTACTCAGGCGGTAGAACCGTTTCAGGGCAGCCTTTCGTTGCTTCATTCGTTAGGCTTAAATCCCTTAAGTGTCGCTTGGGAGTTAATACCCCTGAGCTTCGTAGCCGACTGGGCTCTAAACTTCGATGATTATTTTCGAAGCCAAACAGCCCTCCTTGGCAAGGGAGTCCTTGACGCCGGCATTGGTATCCTTAACACTGTGGAGGGTACAGTTGTTTTTCAACCGTACAAACCCACATCTGGTCCGCCTGTAAAGGTTGGCTTTCATGTGGAAATGTACAATCGGGAACCTTTGAGCCTGACCTATGAGTGGCTCCCGACACCTGTCGGCGAGATACTCAATATGGACAGAGTCCGTGATACTGCGGCGCTCTTGAAGGTACTTTCCAAACCTCACTAACTTGGAGGCTATTATGCCTTTTGTTTCTTCTGTTACGGTGGCGGGCTTGTCCCGTACCGATGGTGCCACGAGTCGAACTGTTACATTGACCCGGGTCACCTCGACAAAGAACGGGTTCATTCTTCGCGAGCTCGGTGTCCTTCCATCCAACCAACAGACCCTTACCCACTCGACGTGGGAAAGCAAAGGGGCTAGCGGGATGATGATTCGGCACCAATCGACTGAGTGGGTCTGGAATTACTCAGACCCCTCCGCGACGGATCCCAATGCTCTTGCCGGTCGAGTCATCTGGAATCGGAACGGTCTGCACATCCCGGCCAATTGCCCCACGAATGTCCGCAAAGACATCCGTGCGCAAATGTCGGTGATGGCGAATAACAGCGCCGGCTCTGTTGGGCTTAACCTCGTATATGACCCTGTCATCAGCGAGGCCTATCCCTTCTGACCTGCGTCGACCTTTCTTAAACCTCCTCTAAGAGGATACCCAGATGATTGTTAAGATCAACCCTTTGTATCGCGATCACCCGTCGGATGACCGAGATGTACGCTTGCTCCAACCGGAGTCGGTACGCATCGTAGGTGGGTCGGATTGGCACGACTGTGTCGATCTCCTTTCAGAATTGGATTCGTCTCCTGTTTTGAGAGCCCCCTCCAGGGTGTTGGAAAACCGCGACCGCTGGATCGGCCTGAATAAGGCCGAACAAAGGAGAGCCATGGGACTCTTTAAATCCCTGAACCTTGATGATGAGTCAGTCATCAGGATGCTCGAGCTTTATGCCTCCGCTGCACCGGATAGTGATGTGAAGCGCCGTGTTACGGACGCTATTCGGCATTACCGGACGACCGGAGACGTGTTAGCGATAATTGGTGAGTGCCAGGATACGGGATATATTCCTCGTACGCCTGATGCTTCCGTTAGCGCTTATGCGTTTGCCTCCGATCATCAAATCGTCTCGTTGATTCGTAAATATCCTTTCTCCGGGAGGGATGAGTCAACACGGTACGCAGCTGTTCTTTCGTTCCTTGCTACTGAGGAAGCCAACAAGGTAACCAACTTGCGTTGGCGAGATGAAGAGCCGTCAGGCTTCTTCTATACTCTCGCTGATCGCCTGGAGGCACTTTTAGGCCCGTGTCCTGACATGGATGCGGTGATTGAACGGGGTAATTGGGGTCCGGGCACTACCGTTGATTTTCCTTTCGGTAGTGAACTGACAGGTGTGGAGCTGAAAGGCGTTGCTCCGGTGACGCACATGTTCCACAATTCCCACCTACTGCCAAGGGTGCTCGACAGAGTCCCTCTATGGGGCAAATCATTGGCTGCCGCCTATCCGGACCAAAAGTTCGGCCAGGTGGTGGGAGCATCCAAACAAAGCACGGTACTAAAGAACGCCGTAATTCAGCGCGTGATCTTCGTCGAGCCGCTCTTAGAGCTGTTCATCCAAGCGGGGATCGAGTACTTCCTTCGGGAGGCGCTCAAGCGCGAGCAGCGTGATTTGGATAAGGCCTGGTACACATGTCAGCAGCTGGCCCTCGCCGGGTCAGTCACTGGCATATGGTGCACGGTCGATCTCACTGCTGCCTCCGACTCGGTCTGTTTATGTCCTCTGAAGACTCTCCTTTCTGGACGCGAGTCCAGTAAGTGGTTTTCGTTGATGGATCAGGTCCGGAGCAAGTACGGTGACGTCCTCACCCCTTCCGGAACGGGTACCACCCAATCGCTTGAGCCTGTAAGACACAGGTTTGAGCTCTTCAGCTCTATGGGCAATGGTTTTACCTTCGGGCTTGAAAGCGTGTTATTCTACGCTGTCATCACCTCGATCGTCCCAGGAGTTTGGGTCAAACATTACGACGCAACAGTTCTCCGTTGGCCGCATGTTGGGGTATTCGGCGACGACCTTGTGTTTCCGGTTGCCTATGCTCCCCAGGTAGTCTCTACCTTGGAGTGGCTAGGTTTCCGCGTAAATCTCAGGAAGTCGTACTTTTCCGGGCCCTTCCGCGAGTCTTGCGGTCGGGATTTCTTCAACGGGGTGGACGTAAGGCCCCTTTTCCTCACTCGGCGCTACGATAATGGAGCCCTTGTAGTCGAGCTCGCTAATCGTGTCATGCTTCGTGGTTCATCCGTCGATCATTATGGCACTGTTACTTCGCGTCTATCTGATGAAAGATGGGCCCCTGTGCATCGGCACTTAGTTCGAAGTATCCCAAAAACCATACGGGAGCTTCAATCGACCCCCGATCATGTCCCACAAGGATTGTGGTTGGGTGAGTACTCTGCACAACGCGATACTCTTCGCGGTTGTGCACGTGCTTACAAACTCTTCAAGTTCCGTCCTCGGACGGTAGATCTGTCAAATAGATACCTCCTGACTTATGGGGGGTTCACGTGGCAGGCTCTAAGCGCTTGTAGCTGGAATGTCCTTCTTGCTCGTTTGCGGAGTGCTTCAATTCCGCAGAGCCCATTCGCCAAGATGGCCGAAGGAAGGAAGGGGGAGACGGGATGCCGCGACCAGTTAGATTGGGTCGTGGGTGTCTCTGTTCTCTAGCCGACAGGTATTCGCAACACCTGTGGTTCGTCGCCTAAAGACGGG